ATGAAAGATTGAACGAATTTATTGAATCTTTATTGAACAAGAAATATTCAGTAAAAATATATACCACAAATTATGACGCTATGATACCTCAGATTCTTTCAAAGCGTAAAATATATATGGGGGAACATTTGTTATCTGATTATAGTATTGTTTATAAAGCTGATTATTTAAGAAATAAAGACTCTCATTTAAGTTACTTTTACCTACATGGCTCTATCTATTGGACTTTTAAATTTGTAGAGAATAAATATAGAGTTGTAAAATCTACGATAACTGGAGAGGTGCAATCCTTAACTGCTCAAGGCGGAAATCCGAGTGAGAATTTAATTTTTAGCCCGATAATTGTTGGGTATACTAAGACTCAAAGAAGTCTAATGAATCCTTTTAATATCGGATTTACTAATTTTGCAAATGATTGTAATGATTGCAATAAGTTGCTAACAATAGGGTATTCGTTTTCTGATCCACATATTAATTCTATAATTCAAACTAATGTAGACTTTAATAAAGTTCGGCTTGCATATATAGGATTCGTTGAAAGGTTTGAAGGTTCTTCAGAGTATACGAAAATAGATTACTTCATAAGAAGATTGTATAAAAAAAACGAGGATGAAAGTTGGTTCAACTCAATTAATAATAATTTTGTTGCATATAAAAAAGGGTTTTCTAATTTTATAGAGAATAGAGATAATTGGACTAAGATTTAAAGATTGCTAGCATAAAAAAGGCGTGATTCACTCAGTTTCACGCTTTTTTTATACTCATTTCCCACAATCACCTGATTGTGGTTTTCTACCACTCCAATTATTCCCCTTTCATTCACTTACTGACTACTTTATATACCGTATTTACGACAATGGATTGATTGTCGTGAATGGGAAGCCTAAATATTTATCAGTCATCTGTATTGGTAGTATTTTTATTTCCGCAAATTGAATCTCAAATTTTAATTCATACGGTATGACAATCTTAGAACAAATTTTGGCAGGGCTGCAACAGAAGTTTACTGGGGTGGACACTGCTATCTTAACCCGAATCGCTACTAAAAAAGCAGAGGGTGTAACGGACGAGACAAAGGTAAACTCAATTGTTGAGGGTATCAGTTTTTCGGACGTGCTTAACTCCTATGGTGATTTCCGTGCCGGGGATGCTTCCAAGACCGCAGTTTCCAACTACGAAAAGAAACATAACCTTAAAGACGGTAAGTCAATTGAGAATCCTAATCCCAATCCTAACCCTAATCTGAAGCTGGAAGATAAGACGGACGACATGGCGGCTATTATTGCTAACGCAGTGAGTGCAGCCGTTAAACCTCTTTCTGATAAGCTCGCTCAATTCGAGACAGAGAAGTTACAAGCTACCCGGCAGGAGCAGATTATGGCAAAGGCAAAGGAGTATGGTATTCCCGAAAACTACGCCAAACGATGCGCCATTAAGGACGATGAGGACTTGGACGCATACTTCAAGGACTTGAAGCAGGAGTTCGCAAATGACGGCTTCAAAGGCGTAACCCCTCCCGAATCAGCGGAAGAGAAGATTGAGAAAGAATCTGAATCTATCGCTAAAATGATTGATGAGGGTACGAAAACTATTGTTGAACAAAACAAGAATTAATTATGTCAGCAGGATTTAAGTATGACTTGGTTCCACCCGTTGAGCAAGAGGAACGCTACGATGTCCAGACCGGCATTCGTAGACGTGGTCCGTTCAAACTCGACACGCAGAACCTGGTAGTGGGAAGTTTTCTTCCCGGATTTACACCGATTTGTGCGGACTTGAAAAACAAGTTCGCTTATGCGGTAATCAATGTGAGAGTTGCGGAAGCCTATACCACTGGTGGAGAGGCTTTGTCTATCAAAGTAGCTAAGAACTCTTTGGCTTATGTGGGTATGTTTGTCGGAAACGGCAAGAAAGGTGCAGAAGTAACGGCAATTGATAAGTCTAATGCCAACTACGATGTATTGACTATCAAGGCTGCTTTTGGTGAGAATATTGCCAAAGATGCTGTATTATTCAATGCGGTTGCAGTTGATGGTTTAAAGCAAAAGCATGTGGCTAATTCGGCTCTGTTTAACCGTACAAAGGTTGAGGACGGAATCACATTGGTTTCATTGCTTCGTACAGCCGCAGAAATTGAACCCTCAAAATTGGTTATGCCGTTCTCCGAGAACGATAAAGCCAACATGAAGGGATGGTTTGAATTTAACGAGTAAGGAGGTAGGATATGTTTTTAACGATTCAAACATTATTCGATGATGCGAACATTGTTTCCGCTATCATCAGACGTGTGAACCAGACACGCACGGACACAATCTATTGGCAGCAGTATCTTACTTTCCGCAGAGTGACTACTCGTGTGTTCAAAGACTATATCGGTTCTGTAACTGGAGTTTTGGCCGGATCCATCAATTCGCGTTTTGGAGAGAAACCCATCCGTGAACGTCGGAACATCGGTTCCGGATATGGTGAGATTGCCTATTTGGGTGATGCTTATCAGATGTCTATTGACCGTCTTTCTGAATTGCAGGATTTGATTGACAAGTTCAATGCCGCTAAGCCAGCCGACCAAAAGGCTGCAATGGAAGAGATTGTAAACTTCCTGGCAGACGACTACCGTCAGATTACCCTTGCCGCCCACAAGCGTATGGATATTATTGTCGGTGCGCTGTTGATGCTTGGTGAAGCCACCGTTTACAACAAAGACGCTGCAATCACTTCCGGTCAGACCAATAATAAACTGCTGGAGATTACCCTTCCGTTCAATTTTATCAAGCCGAAAAGTGGAGATGTGGTTGTGGACGGAAAGAATATGTTTATCTCTTATTTGAGAGAGAAACTTCATTCCTTGGCACCGGACTATGGCGTTTATGCCAAGATGATAATGACCCGTGCAACCTTCAACAAGAATGTGCTTGGCTCTTCTGAATTTGGTGAGCAGTACAAGATGATTCTCGGCAGCAACGAAATGAAGTTGAGTACGGGTTTGATTTCTTCTTCGTTGGCTTCCGAAGTGTTCACCGGCATCGGTCTGCCTCGCATCGAAATCAAGGAGGACTACGTGAAAGACCAGACGGGAAAGAATGTGCAGATTTACGCGGATAACCGTATTACTCTGTTACCTTCTGACAACATTGGTTATATGCGCCATCATACCCCGTATGAAGCGACAGACCCAGTACAAGGACGTACTTATATCCCGTCAGAGGGGCAGATGCTTATCTCCAACTACCGTGATAAGAACGGTCGCTACATGGAATATACGGCAGAGTGGATTCCGCAGATTTCCAACCCGGACTTGATAACCAATTTCGATTTGAACGAAATTGCATCCATCCAATCAGCATAAGGGGGTAGGATATGAAAGTAAAGGTTATATCAGTTTTCCGCGACAAGTTCACCGGAAAGTATTACACTCCCGGTGAAGTGATTGAAGTCGGTGAGGAAGCCCGTGTGCTGGATATGGAAAGCCGCAGACTTGCTGAACGGATTGAGGCAAAAAATCCCGAAGTGAAAGCCCCTGAAGAAAAGAAAGAGGTGAAAATTTCCCTCTTTGAAAAGGAGTTTGAGAAGAAGGCTTTGGTTGACGCTTTGAAGTCTATCGGTGCGCAGGCTTCCGGCAATATGAAAGAGGAAACTCTTTTGTCTAAGGTTTCAGAACTGGATGAAGAATCAACAGCCAAACTGAAAGAAGCATTAGGTATCGAGTAAAAGGATAGGGTATTGCTTCTACCCTTCCATTGTCTAATTTTATAAATCAGAAAAGAAATGAAGAATTTTATTTTTGCCATGTGTGGTTTTTTGATGATGTCTTTGGTCTCGTTGAGCGTGCAGGCATCAAGTGTGGAATCTCCCAAGTGTGAATATGTGAATCCATCGGTTAATGCCGGTTTGCCGGATATTCAGTCTATCACTTTGGAAACGGCTCCGGCTGATTGTGTTGTACTAACCATGCCACAGACTATATTCTTGGTTGCAAATAACCCAGCTATGATGTGTTCGATGAAAGAGGAAGCGGCTATTCAAGGGATACGAATTAATGTTCCCAAATGCCCGTTCAGATACATCTATAAATCAAAGTATTGCACGCATTATAGCTATACCGCATATAGTAAACTGATTACACCATATTGATTGATAACAGTCATGAGTAACAAGGAGTTTGTATTAAGCGTATTTGATAAGAATCCCCCGTCTAATCTTGTAGTTGAAAATATACTTTCAAGAACGGGATTGGATGGCGAAGAACCTTTTGCCGAGGAAAATAGGGCAAGATTAGAGGTCGCTTGTGCCAAGCAAATTCCGTGGATGATACAAAATCCATCTTCGGTCAGCGAAAGCGGATTTTCTGTGTCTTGGTCTAATTATGTTGATAGCCTAATGAAATTGTACTCATGGCTGTGTAAGCAGTACGGCTTGAAAGACGAACTGAGTAACAAACCTAAAGTGACTTTTTTATGATATTCGCTCCACACATATTGCAGGTAAAAGTTATCACCCCGATGGATAAGGATGAGTTTGGCAGACCTATTCCTGGAACAGGTGGTGAATACTGGCAGGAGGTATGCAAGTGCCGTTGTGATGATAACACTACCAAAGAGTTTTCATCTGATAACGGCTCTGTGTATCGTCCGAATTATCATGTGGTGTGTGAGAAGAGAATTACTGTCAAGGCTGGTGATGAAGTACGTTGCATGGATGGTGATGGCGTAAGAGGTCAAGGCGAAGTCTACACGATAAAGAGTACAAACTACTTTAACTACTCGGAATTATGGATGTAGATTTCGATTTCTCAGATGTCGACTCCTTTTTCGATGAAGGAGAATGGGAGGTCGAAAAGAAGATGATTGATGTAGGCGATGAAGCCGTGAAGTACGCAGAGGAAAATGGCGATTATCAAGACCATACACTCACTTTGAGAACGTCCAATGATTACGATGTCGATAAAGACGGTTTGACGCTGAAAAACGAAGCGGAATACGCTTCATTCGTAGAATCTAAAGGGTATGATGTTTTGAGTAGTGCTGCTTTATATGCGGAGAAACGATTAAAAGAAGAATTTGAAAAATGAAAAGAATATTCAAGTATGAATTGATTGTTGCAGACCATTCAAAACTATGTCTGCCTATCGGGGCGAGGATATTGTCTGTTCAAGTACAACGAGGTACTGTTTGCTTGTGGGCTATCGTAGATGAATATCAGAAAGAATTGTGCTTTGTGGATATTTATATGTACGGAACGGGGCAACACGTATCAGATGCAGATTTGGCTGGAAAAAGATTTGCCGGAACGGTTCAACTTGGAGATTTGGTTTGTCACGTATTTCTCGAATATGACGAAAACGTCCAATATTTGATAGTATGATAGTAACCACCGACATAGGAAACATCCTCTACCGGGATTGCAAGGCTTTCGGGATAGGCATAGTGCCAGCAGGAGAAACGCTGACGGGTGAATTGACCTCTGAAAGAATCGTTATCCACACAAAGAAACAACAGCCGGGAAAGTATTGGAAGAAATCTTTCGCAGAAGTGAGTTTTTGTGTACCCGATTTAAGCGAAAATGAAGCGAACCCCATCCGTTTGAATGAACTCGAAAGAGAAACCATGAAACGGTTTGATGATGTAGTAAGCACCTATGACGGTACAACCTATCGTTATTCTATCGAATCAATTGGCACGGAAGCGGATACAGCTTTGAAATGTCATTACGTGAATGTGAGAATTTTATTTGAAGTAATAAATGTAAAACTATAAGATTATGATTTCAGCAGTAGGAATAAAAAGAATCTTGTTTGCCGACATTGATAAGGTAACGGCAGACATTACCCCCGAAATTGCAAAAACTTTGATTCAAGCAGCCATCGCTGCCAAAGATGAGGTCTTGAATGTACACGGGGAAACGTGGCAGATTGAGGAGACGGAAGCCTCCGTCACTGGGTACAAGAACCAATTAACGGGAAAGAATTACCGTTACGATGATGTGCCGGGAGAAGTATCGCCCGCTTTCTCTATCGGACAATATGACTGGAAGACCAAGAAAGCGTTCATGGGTGGCGATGTTATTCAGGCCACATCTAAAGATGTGGGTTGGAAGCGTGCTTTGGATAAAGTTATTGTCAACAAAGCATTGTTCTGTCTGACCGATGATGATGTCTGGTTCATCTTCCCAAAATGCCGTATTGTTTCCCGTGAAGCCAATACGGATAAGGCAATTGCAATCGCTGTAAAAGGCTTGGTGCAGGAACCGGGAATTGAAGGCGTTTCTTCTGAGTATAACTACGAAGAGGGGCAGATTAAAGCTTTGCAGGCATGAACTACAGTAACCATTGTACCTACTCCTTCCGATGCGACCGTAAAGCTGGACGGTGCAACGGTCAAGTCAAAGCAGGTGAATGCTGGGGCTACCGTTCACTATGAAGTGTCGAAAGTGGGGTACGTCACTCAGTCAGGAGATATTAAAACCACTCCTTCTGAAGTTGATACCACTCTTAAAAAAGAGATAACATTGGTAAAAGCACAAGAGTGATAACTGGGGGATGGATATATACCATTCCCCCTTTTAGTTTAAGAATATGAATCAAGCAGCAAAAACGGTTTCTGATGCTTTGTTAGGGCTGGATTTCAAGAATGTGGAGATAGGAGGGATGGTTTATACCATTAAACCTCCTACAATTAAAATTATCTGTCGTGCCATTCATCATTTTTCCGATATCGCCCTGAGAGGAGATAATATCATGGAGGCTATTAAAGAGCTTCCTGAAGCTACTGAAGATATGCTGAAAGGTATTTCATGCTTCATCTGCGGGAATGATAGTTTGGTCAAAGAATTGGAGAACGGCACTTTTGAAGAAGTCAAAGATGCCTTGGAAGTCTGTTTCTCTATGATGGATATATCGGCTTTTCAGTGTGTCAGCTCGATGAGGAACGTGTCGATGCTGGCAGCAAGACCGAAACAGTAGGAAACACAACGTTCTTCGGGCAGATAGCCCATTTGATTGACACGCTGCATCTGAGTTATACAGAAGTGTTTGAGATTATCCCTTATCGGAATCTGCTGATGATGCAACGGGATAAATTACACGCAGTATATGGTGGTCAGAAGGTGAATAGAATCAGTGGTAAGGAATTGGCTAATCGTAGGAAAAAGAAATAGATATGGCGAAATTATATTTTAAGGTAGGTAGTGACTGGGAAGAAGTTGTAAGGCTCCGTAATGAAATTGCGAAGTTAAAACAAGAGTTAATGAGCATGGATGGCACGCAGTCTCCTGCTGCTTTCAAGGCTTTAAATGTTCAACTTGCTGCATCTAATCAAAGATTGGATGAGTTGGTAACTAATGCAGCCAAAGCTGGAGCAGAGATGGAAACGGGATTCAAAAGGAAAATCTTCGATGCTTCCCAATCTGTAAATGGGTTCACAGAGAAGATTATCGCTCAAAAGAGTGCCATAGGTTCTCTTCAAACAACTATTCGTAAAAATAAGGAGTTATATAAGAACATCGTTTCAAGAGGTGGGGAAGATAAAGAACTGCTTAATCACATCAACAAACAAGAAAGAGCGCTCGGTAAAGAACGGGATGCTTTATTCAACCTCACCCAACAGCAAGCCGAAGCGCGTCTTTCCGTAAAGAAACTCCGGGATGAATATACACTTTATAAGAATGATGGGAAACAAGTAGTAGAAACTAACGAAGGTATCGCTATATCTTGGAAGAAAGCGCTGGCAGTTATTGGTGGCGCCGGAGTATTAAAGGCATTAGGTTCTGAAATGATTCGTGTGCGTGGCGAATTTCAATCTATGCAGACCGCTATTGAGACTATGGTTGGAGAAGATATAGCAGGGCGACTGATTCCGCAAATCAAGGAGCTGGCTAAGATTTCTCCACTTACTATGTCAGATATGGTTGGAGCAGAAAAGATGATGCTTGGATTTAACATACAAGCAGAAGATACTATCAAATACTTGAAAGCCATTAGTGATATTTCTATGGGGGAATCCAGTAAGTTCAATTCGCTGACTTTGGCATTTTCACAGATGTCAGCAGCGGGTAAACTTATGGGGCAGGATCTGAATCAAATGATAAACGCTGGATTCAACCCGTTACAGATTATCTCCGAAAAGACCGGAAAATCTATCGCAACTTTGAAAGATGAAATGTCCAAAGGTGCTGTTTCCGCTGAAATGGTTCAACAGGCATTCATTGATGCAACTTCCGCAGGTGGTAAGTTCTATAATATGTCTGAGAATGCTTCAAAGACTATCAATGGTCAGTTGTCTATGATGCAGGATGCTTTGGATTCCGTGTTTAACGAATTGGGAATTAAGTCAGAAAGTGTTATCATGGACGGTATTCAAATGACAACTTCGTTGATTCAGAATTATGAAACAGTAGGGAAGGTCTTGGCTGGATTAGTGGTTACTTATGGTACATACCGGACCGCAGTGATGCTTGTTACTGCTGCCGAAAGTAAACATACTCTTGTGGAGATTGGACTTATCAATGCCCGTTTATTGGCACGAAAAGCGCAGTTAGCTTTAAATGCTGCTATGCTAACTAATCCTTATGTAGCATTGGCTACGGTGGTTGTTGGATTAACAGCTACTATGTGGGCATTCAGAGATTCTACAACCGCTGCTGAAAAAGGAACAAGGAGGTATAATGAAGAACAAGAAAAAGCGACCAAGCTTGATAGCGAACGGAAACAAAAAATAGACGGTCTTATTCAAAGCTCTCGTGATATTGCATTGTCTGACTTGCAGCGAGGTGAAAGTTTGGCGGTATTACGAAGCGAATATCCCAAGATATTTGCCCAATACGATATTGAATCAATTAAACTTGCTGACATACTTCAATTAAAACAACAAATAGCCAAAGAGGATGCAAAGCGCGCAGGCGAGGAAGTTGCAAGAAGTTTTGAAGCTGCTAACAAAGCTGTTTCAGACTATGAAAATGCCCTTTCTGCCAAACAAATCAATGGTGGTAAATTAACACAGCAGGAAATAAACAAGTTAAAAGAACTTCGCTCTTATAGAGACCAATTTCTTGTTGATAAAGGTAAAGGTATCTCTGAACAGTTCATATCCAATCTTAAAGATGTTGATATTAGTGAGTTTGACCGCTACATCTCTGAGTTAGAAAAGAGTATCAAAGGGAAAGGTAAAAATGGTACTGTGAAACTCCGTTTACCTATTGATATTAAGGGTACTTTGTCCGATGAAGCAATCTATAATGTGAAAGACATAAAAACACTTATAGATACTGCAAAATCCACTAAACAGACACGAATTGACGCAGAGAAGAATAAAACAACCTACCTGCAAGACCTTGCCAAAGCAAAAGAAGATTGGGAAGAGGCAAAGAAAGGGTATGAAGTTCTTTTGAAAGACCAACAAGCAACATCGGAACAGGTAAAAAAGGCCCGTGAAGATATGCTATCAAAAGAGAAAGCCTATAAAGATTTAGGTGGTATTACCGGAAGTTCTTTAATCAAGCAGGAAAATCAAGCCAAGAAAGAAGCCGAAAACCGACTTAAACAGCAAGAACAACTTGCCGAACAACTTCTTTCCATTCGTCGGAAAAACCAGCAGGATGAAGTCAACCTCATGGAGGACGGCACGGAAAGGAAGTTGAAGCAGATTGACTTGGACTATCAGAGGGAGCTTGATGCCATCAAGAAGCAGCGCAGGGAATGGGAAAGTTTGCAGGGCGGCAAGCTAACCGACGAGCAAATGTCTACTCTTGGCATGTGGGCTTCCAATGCAGCAAAAGGAAGGGAATCCGGTATCTCCGACGTAAACAGAAAGAAGCTGGAATCGGACAGAAAGGCTTGGCAGGAATACTTCATTGAGTACGGAAATTACCAAGAAAAACGGAAGAACCTTGTACAGAAATACAATGACGAGATAGCCAAACTGCAAACCGACAGCCCGGAGTACGCTTCCAAGGTAGCCCAAAAGAACAAGGCTCTTGAACAGCTTGATGAACAGTTCGGTCACTCCACAAAGGCGATGGCAGACCTCTTTGAAGATGCCAGCAATAAGTCCGTTTCCGCTATTCAGTCCATCATTGATAAGTATGAAACACTTGTCAAGTACATGTCTGGTACAAAGGAAAGTGACGGAACGAATGTTACAC